GCCGTTTTTGCTACTGTGACTCGATATTTGATTCCTCCTCTCCAGAATTGAAACATCGAGGCCAGATAGTTTAAGGTAGTGGGTGCAATGAGGCCAATGCCAATTTCCTGACAGCACGATGGAGAGTTCTGCCATGAAAATATCTGTGAATGCGGCAAGTCTGCTGTTGTCCAAGGGATTAATTGTATCTGAGACACACCCCGTACAGCACACATTTTTGATTTGATGTTTTCGATTGCCATTTCATCTTTCTCTAGCCCAAAAACATCAAAATTGGTGGCAAGACTAGTGTCTTGTTGAAGCCCAACCACCGTGGAATCATCCAAGCCATCTGCGTGTGTATATCCTTGGCCAGGCTCATTCAGTATATGAGTTCTAGCGGCCTTGCTTGTTTCCTTATTAAGCCCAAGCATAGCGGAGACTCCCTGCACGGCACGCGCAATCCATCCGACTGGTGTGGCAACTGCAGAGAGCATCGGAACTTTTGATGCCATCTCTGCTACTGTTGCAACTCCACCCGAGACAACCTCCAAAGGACCAGCATGTTTGGCCTCTTCGTCTCCCATTTGAGCTTCCAATGTGTCAACCACATCCTTTGTTGGGAATACAAGGTCAACATCTGTAAACCATGCAAAGACCGTGAAAGGAACTGTGTCTGGAGTTACGCCGGAATGCAATTCGACGATTGGCGCAATGATGACCTTACCGAAACGCCCCTCACCGTCTGTGAGTCGAAAATGGGACATAGGACACATGAAGGGGACCGACATTTCTGCTGGTTGTCCAGTAGCCAAGTCAATCTCCACACCAGGATATCCAGTAAGATTTTGGGCATATCCTGTATGACCTCGGTTGCTCTGAGTGTCGTACGGGCTGTAACACATCCAATATCTCCCTTGTTGAAACGGGGTGGCGTTAAACACCAACTTTACATTCAATTTGGCTCTCAAAAAGGTGAAATAGTTCAATTTGTCCACAAGATTAGGTGCTGTTGCATACATAACCTCTGGAAAATCCAATTCTGTCGGAGCAATACTCGTATCTTGGAAAATACCTGCGTGCACTTGAACCGGCCTACCAAGAATGGAAGCTAGTGAATGAGCGAGTGATTCTGATGGAAGTCCCACCAAGCTAGATGGATCCCTCGCCACTACTCGCGCAGTGGAATCAGGCAACTCTTCTCGAAAGGTCGTGATCTGTTGTTGTTCAATTATATCTTTTTGTAATGACGTCGCAACTCGTGGGTTTTGGTAAACCAGGGCAGTCGAGTTAAACTGCTCCTCAAAAACGGAGGACGAAATAGCCTGGATTTCAAGTGGCACACATTTCGCAATAGGATTTCTCCTCCACTCTTCCAACCGAGATCGGGCTCTGCTGTCTTGGACCTTCCTCCATTTGTCCAGGACCCCTAAACGGTCAGGTTGTTTCAAGTTTATACCTTCATAGATCATCCATGGGGATAACGGGGTATAAGTGCACTGATAATATTGTCCGAGACACCAAATCATCATCAAGATCTGAATCAGCACCACACCTCGTCTAGTTATCTTGTTTCTCTGGAGTTGAATCGCCATCAAG